TGGTACCAAAAGTACCTGGCTGAAAGAATGGTTCATCAGTTGAAGGACTATCATTGTTATTCCAAAGGCACTTGTATACTTGGTCGTAACGATTACGAATATAGAATCGTCTGACTAATGTTCCAGATGGATTGGTTTCAAACATATTGACATCATCTTGGTAATAATCATACACATCACCAGATTCCCAATCGATACGCTGAATAACTGGACTGATGTTTGATGAGTTAACTTTCTTTACTGCAAAAATGTTCTTATAGATTTGCTTGAGCGCCTTTTGATCCTGAGTAGGTGCTGGTGGATCAATATCATTTGGCCATGGTAATACACGGGACATGAAGCAATAGAGTGTGCTGACTGGTGTATTGGTGCCAGCAACGGCAGCCACAGGAGCAAAATAGTCCTGTTCAACCTGAGTTACTTTTGCATTATATGTGAGAAGGTCTTTATTTGCCATGATTTATTTATTAGCCCTTTGTAATAGCACACATTGTATTTGCTAATGTACCATCTAAACACACATATCGTGCTGAAAGTGTTGAATTGCCTGGCATACTTACAGTAGTTGCACCTACTGTTGAGTTGATTGCAGAAACACCATGAGTAAATGTTTGTGTGCTACCTGCTAAATTGGTTACCCACAATTCAACCACTTTACCACGAACAAAATTGGATAAGGTTACAACTAAGCCAGAAGATGTTTGAGCTCTAACTAGTGGACCATCTGAGATATCTAATGTAATTGCTGTCTGAGCACCAGGATAAACTACAGGAGTGTAAATAAATCCTTTTTCTGGATTGACAACACCTGTGAAATCAACCATGTCAGCATTAAATTCAGCAATCTTTTGAATTGTATTTGAAGCTACCGGTGTATTCCAAAACTCAATACGAGTACCACGATTGGTGTCACTAAAGTTTTCAGCAGCCACAAAATCAATTTTTGCTGGGCTGGATGCTGGAAACTGTGTACCTGTATATCCGTTACCAACAATCCGCATCAGAACATCATTGTTAGATACAGCAGCTGGTGCTGCAGCCGAACCACGACCCATACGACCAGATAATAATGCATATGTATTGGCACCAAAAGAATCTAAAACAACTCTTGTTACAGAATTGGCTTTGCCTGTAATATGCAACATATAGTTTGTATTTGATGGTGCAGCTACGGCAAATCCATCACTTGCGGTGATATTAATGAGTGCGGAGTTAGAACTAAATGTTGAATTATTTACTGACACCAAACCAGCAAATGTAACATTGCTAGCATTATAGTTTTCACTTAGTGCTTCAACAACATATGTGTTGGCAATATCACTATCAATCGTAAAGTATTTGAGATGTTTGGTACTATATGGAGGTACCAGTGCAGTTGGTGATTTTGTAGAAGCATTATTTGCAGAAACACCATGAGTGATTGTGCGTGTAGTACCTGAATCATTGTATACAAACAAATCGATATACTTACCAAGAACAAGACCCGTGTGTGCAACGACTAAATCACTGGTGATATTAGTCTTAACAATATTCGCTGCTTGATAGTTGAGTGTGATGTTGGTTTGTGGTGTAGAGTATGTCGTTGGTATAGACATGGCATTGGCCACATAGGTTGCACCGTTTGCATAGATGGTGCCATTAATTGCTAATGTACCAGGAACAAATAGACTATCGTTTAGTGTAATCGAACTTGTATTAGCAACAGCTGCATTGGCAGTATTGGCTGCGTAACCAGCTAAACCATTTGCACCGTTGGCTGTGTTGAAAGCACCTGCAGCTAAACCATTAGCACCATTTGCTGTATTGAAAGCACCTGATGCCAGACCATTGGCACCGTTCGCTGTATTGGCTGCATAACCAGCCAGACCATTGGCTCCGTTAGCTGTACCGTATGCACCCACAGCCATACTGTTTGCATCATTGGCTGTTGCAAAACCAGACTGTGCATACTGGTTAACGGCAGTAACCTCTGTGTTCTGCCAGGCATCTACACCTTGTGTGATGATACTATTCGCTGAAGCAGAGTTTGCGGTGTCATAGGCACCTTGTGATAAAGCAGCCGGTGCAGCCGCTACAGATTGAATTGAGTTGTCAGAAAACTTAATGTAACTGGCACCATTCATTGATAAACCATAACGAGAGAGTGTCGCTACAACATTGGCAGAACGTTGGCCACCCACAGCAAAGACCACATTGGCACCAGCCGATGCGGTACCGATAATTAAATTGCCATCTGACGATGAGTTGACTGATCCATGAACATACAGATAACCATCAAGTGCTGCCTGTGCCGAGAATTCTTCATCTTCATAGAGTGAATTATTGATACCCATATCAATGAAGTTATTGGCATCAGTACCAATATCAGCAGTTGCTACATAATCACCAGAGTTGTTTGCATCAGTATTTTGTAAGTGAACTTGAAGATATGGGTCACCTGCACCGGCAAACTGTGCAATCACGTTTGCAAATATAATATCCGGTAAACCAACTTTAAGTGCTTTGTTTTCATATAGACCATCTGCAAGTACCGTGGCAGAGATTCTACCTGTTGTGTCAGTAGGTATATCTACACCAACAAGAATGGTATTGCCTGTATTGGCTTGTAAACTTGATATGACCGGCAGGTCGGTAATTTTTACTGTGGACATTTCTTACCCTAGTGTAATGACGTTATTATCTTGTGTTACGATTGTATCTCCAGCCTGTGTAACCAACTCAGGTGAGTATTGCAAACCAACAGGTCCGTATATGATGACATCTGTTGTTGAAACTGTTCTTTGTACCGACATTAACGAATTAACCGTATTGGCCAGATTACTGGTCAAAGTAACGGTACCACCTTCCCAATCAACACTCTGTACCGTCTGTTCTGTGTTATTGGCCACCAGCACCTTGTCGCCAGCATACACAATGTCCTTCAATGGATACTGTGTGTTACTGTAGGCACCACCGTTGACGATGTTATAAGAACCTGTCAATGATGTTATATTTATGACGTTACTACCAGCATTTGCTGTCACAAACGCAACGTTGGCATAGGTTAACCAGACATTATCTTTGAGAATCACATTGTTGGCTCCGTTACCATAAATCTCAGCCACTTCAGAGAATATTTGGAAGCCATTCGTCAATGTGATAGATAGACTGCTGTTTGGTAATACGATATTTTGTAGATTGGCACCAACAAGAGCCTCAAAGTTGACAATATTATTACTGTAATTGTCCCATGTAGAACTCATGGTCACATACGAACCTGGATCACCAGTATAGTAACCTAATGGGAAACCAGTATCAAGTGCCGACACAGTAGTTAAATCGGTCAAGGCATTTGATTTCATGGCATACCGACCAATGACCTTCATGCCAGTTGGGTGTAACAGATTCAATAGTGTGTCACGATAGGCTGCAATCTCTTTTTCAAGCGTAATCTGATAGGTAAAGTTGTTATACAGTTCACTTTGCAATACGTCAAATGAACTTGGTTGACCTGTGGTGTCAAGATATTGACCTTGACTAATTACAAGACCATTTAAGAACGATGCATTTGCACGAGCAGTACCGTCACCATATGTAATCAAGCCTGTAGAATCAAATCGTGTGGCTGCATTGATAGATGAATACAAGCTCGACATATCCATGGTGATAGTCGTGTTAGCCACTTTAATTGGCAGACTTGGGTTTGGTGTTGAAGTATAATCATATACTCGCATACGATACAGCGATTCTAATGGGTCTGCAAAAGGTGTTAGTAGTGTTGTTGAATCTACAATCGCCTGATAAGTTGAGTTGGCTACTGAAGCACCTTGATAAACAATATCGCCTGTAGTTGGTAATGATGTGATAGTAAGATTGGCCACAACCAAATCTTGTATCTTTAACGATACATTTGGTGCCGCTACATAATCTTCACCTGCATTGAGAATATTGATTGTTGTAATTGAACCTACACGGTCTACAATAGACGAGAATGTTGCACCGTCACCTAATATGCCTGGTACCACCAAAACGGCATTTGCAGCGGCCACATTGGCAGATGATACAGTAACTATTGGCAAACCGTCTGCACGATATCCTAATCCACCTAATGGATAGGTAAGCGTCGTTGAAGGATATGTGTATTCAACCGCTAGAATTTCTCCATCATTACTTACAGTAGTAACTTTAGCATTGGCACCGACACCTGAACCACCAGTAAACAATATGATGTCGTTGTTTTGATAACCTTGGCCAGCTGAAAGTATTTGAATCGGTGCCAGAATACCTAGATTTTTTAAATCAGATTTATTTGAAGCCACATCGGTATTGTATTGTGATATAGCTGTAACAGTAGGTGTTGATGTGATACCACCACCAGAATTTAAAACGTTAACCGATGAAATAGGAAATGTGGTAAATCCTGTAAATGTAAATGCGTTGGCCAATGTGGTGCTGGCATTTGATATGGCAAGGTTTGAAAACTCATAATCAGCCGCACCAATTTGTATGAATCTCTTTAACGATATCTCATCAACAGGAACAAAGGCAACATTGGCCACACCATTGGCTGCAGGATTTAAACCATTGACAACAACAACGGCACCAGGTGCATTTGTCAATGTAACGATTGTGTCAGGATCATTTCGATAACCATAACCACCAGTTTCCAATTTGACACGCTGAATTGAACCTGAGGTTGTTTCACCAACTGTGGCGGTTGCACCTAATCCATTGGCTGAACTTAGACCGCCATATACAATGACTGGATCTCCTGGTCGATAGAGTAGACCACGGAAGTTTGGATTGATACGAATCTGGCTGATTTGTCCTACAATTTTTGCAGTATGTAATTCACCATCTTCCATTAAAACATTTTGATTATTAGAATCAACAACACGGACTGTTTCACCAGATTCAAACAGACGCTGAATGTCAGAGATGAATAATTCTATTTTATTACCAGATAGAATGGCATTTTCAATTGTTGCAATCGCCTTAGATGTTTCACCAAAAATTCTTTCACCAACACAATCTAGAAAATTTAAATTATCAGAATCTAGTTTTAAACTTCTTGCAACATACCATTTACCAGCTGATGCACGAAGCACAGCATCTTTGGTATAGAAGAACTCTACATCGGTATTGTAAAGTGTTCTGAATAAGAATCGATAAGCGGCTTGTGTACCTTTTGATTGATACAGGTCTCGTGCAATCTTGGCGACCTTTTGTTTGTCGGCCAGTATCTCATCTGGAAAATAGGATAAGAAATCATCATAGAAATATTGTAAAAACTCCGATGATGTTTGGTCAATATCGGTGTAGTTTAGTATATTCTTTGTTCTATCTTCTACATTATTATTTTGTTCTAACCACTCATAGTATGCCTGTAGAAACAATACAAAATTGGCATACGCAGGATCATCCCGAACAAATTCAGGAAGCTGTGATGGTATTAAAAGAGAAGTCTTTTGTCCGCTTTGAATTGTCATGACTTGGCTGTTACGTTAACTGTAATGGCGGTAGGATCAAATGGATCTACCGTAATAATACGATTGTATGACGATGAAACGATGGTTGTAGTTGGTGCTGCCATTACAGATAACTGACCAAATGGATTGTCGACAGTTAAAGGATTAAATGAGTTCAATGTGATGATACCTTCTTGATAATCGATTGTACCTACATTTTCATTAAAGATTGTTTTAACACCAGAATCATCAAAGTAATATGTTCTTAATGTACCATAACGACCTTGTAGATTAACCACTAACGATGCAAGTTGACCTGTTGTATCACCTGCAGCCGGTGTCACCATTGCAACTGCACTGGTATATCCGTTACCTGCATTGGTAATCGTGATACTTTGTATTGAACCACCAGAAATCTTAGCGGTCGCTGTTGCACCTGTGCCATCACCCATAATAGTGACTGTTGGTGTATCTTGATAACCAAAACCTGGATTTAATATTGAAATTGATTCAACACCATTTGTGGCAGATGGAACTTCTTCAATGTATACACCGTCAATCGTGTTGGCCAGATTGGCTGGATCTCTAAAGCTCATTGCAGGTGAACTACCAACACCACTCAGGAAACGACCTGCTTGTAGTGGTGCACCGTAGAATAGATTGTATGTAGTTGGTGTGGTTAGATTAGGTAGAAATTTCTTCTCCAACTTCATCGAGTATTCACTGGTGATAATTGAAGTGCTGTATGTTTGAATTGTATTCAACAAATCATAGGTGTTAAATGTTGAATTAAATGTATTCAATGTATCATTTGCAAATGCTTGTATTGCTGCCTGAATACCAGCCTGTAACTGAGTTGCTGTTTGATTTGTTTTGGTTGGATCATAGACTACATTGACAGTCAAACGAATATATGTGTAATCAGGATCAACAATGGTAGGTGTTACGGTCAATACAGAAATAGGACCTAAAACTTGTGATGTGATGCGTTGCTTCTGTGCCTGTGTTAAACTAAATCCACCTGTTGGTTTCAATGAGATGAACACTTGACCATATACTGGCGGATCATTTTCTTCACCACCCCAAACACTTACTGCATCAAACGAAATACCTAAACTGTTTTGTTGAATCGCCGTGATGTAATCGTTCTTACTTACCGCACGATTCTGAGCGGCATAGGCCTTTGGTGCCTGAAACTTAATTGATTCAATCGTTTCTTTATCGTTGCCTGTTGAAGCCGCAGTAACAGGAAATACCGATGTGTTAGAGAAACCAGATATAGAATCCATCAATACGAAATTGTTTGCATCAGCCGCAGCTGTGCCATTGGTGACTACATACGACACGATTACAATATTACCATCAGTTAGTTGTTTGCCAATAATATTATCACCAAA